TCAGACAATTAAATCGACGCTCAGGACGATACGTCCTGTTTGTATAAAGTTCTTACCGCCATGTTTTACCGGCCCAAAGGTGACCACGTACCCGCCGGGATAGAACATTCCGTTTCCCCAGTCGCCCCGTGATGCGTCCAAGATCTGACAGACGGCGGAGACATAAGTCTCCAGCGCCGCCTGAATGGTCTCTAATTGGTCTTGCGACTGTCGCACTTCGATTACGGTCTCCGCGGATCCGGAGAAAGTTCGGAACTTCTCCTTCAAGGTGTTACTCAGCTTTTCGCAAAAGATGGTAACCGTCGGATAGCTCAGGATAAGACTTTTCTCGTTCAGATCGGCGGAGGCGTTTCCCGTAACGACGGAGCCAAGCGCAACCGGGGCGACCGGTGAAAGGGTTGCGACGATGGTATTGAGTTGAATGTCTCCATTTGAAGGCGCGGTAAGAATGCTGCTGAGAGTGGATGCGACCGTGCTAGCAAGATTCATTTTTAGCCTCGCATGATCCTTCGCGGTAAATCCCTCGTGACATTTGGTGACTGCCCGGTACCGGGCGCGACGCCGCCGGCCACTCCGGGAAGAATAAATTGCCAAGTCGACCCAATCGCATTCGGCGTGCTGTTTTGCAGGGACAGCGTGCCGGGCGAGGTACCCCCGTACAAGTTCCATCCCACTGCATTCGACGGCGCTGTTGCCGCTTCCACGACCGCGGCGGTCCCCTGCGGCGCAGTGCTCTCGACGACGACGGAGGGGGAACTCTCCTCACCCTCAGTGTTTACGAACGTGACCGTGAAATACGCCGTACCACCCGGCAGAGATGCTGCCTCAAACGTGATCACGGGGGCGGCGGCCTGGGGCAGAGGATCTATCACCAACCCGGCGCCCGTATCAATGAACGAGGTTCGAGCCAGCAACCCAAGACGTTGAAATTCGGCCCACTTGCCTTGATATCGATCATTTAACTGGTTGAAATAAGCGTCGCGATAGACCAGGTCGAGCGAGCGATACGTGTGCCAGAGTTTGAGAGCGGGCGTAACGGCCGTATGATCCGTGTCGAGAGGGGCTTCCCCAAGGACCGGCGCATAGATGGACGCCTCGCGGCCGTAGATTGTCGTGAGTTCGATTTGAAGCTCGCTATAAGCGAGGGAGAGCTTGTTCGTGACGTTTATGCCTTCAGTGCCGGCAACCGAAAGCAGGAACGAGTCCTGCTCAACGAGATCCTCGATCGCGGAAGGCGGTCCGTCCTGGAATAGAGCCATTTGATTTAGTCCTTAGGTCCCCGCGCCGGCTTTGGCCGGCTATCAATCGGTTGCACCAAAGTGAATTGCATCCTTTGGGCCGCTGCCAGAGCCTGAGCCGCCCGCAACGCTTCGGCCTGCTTTTCCCGAAACAATTCTGACTCCGCCTCCGTCGCGAGCCGGCCGCGGCTCTCGGCGATGATTCGCGCAGCCAGTCTCCTCGAGACCTCCGTGAAGGTCCCTTCCTTTCCGCCCTCCGGGGTCTCCAGGCTCGCAATCAACACGTAAGGCGCCGGAATTGTAGCCTCGACGTCCCGGATTTTCTTGAAATAACCTTTTAAGTCCATACCACGTCCTTAGAAAAAGATTCAGGGCAACCACGTTGCGTAGTTGCCCTGTTAAGTTGCCCTGTTAAGCTGCCTTGTGAAGCTGCCTTGTGAAGCTCTCGGTTCCTAGCTATTTACCTGTACGCCGAAGTTGTTCCGAAGAACCGCACAACCATAGAGCACATCCACTGTGAACTGCTGCGCCAGGGTGTTCGGCTGATAGCTCATCGTGACGCGCATCCCGAAATTCCCCAAGTCCGCGTACTCCGCAATCGCGCCTGTACCGGGCAACGGTTGAGGCAGCCGGCGAATTACCAAACCAAGCGCGTTCTTCGTAAAGGCAAGGTTATGAGTCGCCAGCGGCGCACTCCCCGTATAGGGCACGTACTGTGACCTGAATACGAAGAAGTCCTTCAGCTTCCCGAACGTGCCGTCGATGATCGCTCTCAGCCCAGCTTCTCCGGCGGTCTGATACTCACTGAAGCGCGAGATCTGGCGCATCTGAGAGTAAGTATTCGGGTCAACGACCAAATACTTCGCTTCACTCGCCGGCACCATTGCGGCAAAGAGCGCTGTTTCCGCAGCGTCAATCGTCGCCTCCGTGATTGGAGTGCCTGACGTTCCCAGCGGCGCGTTGGCCGTGAAGCCAGCGTATGTATTCAAAAGGCTCGTCTCGATGCTCTCCGCGATAGCGATAACCGCGGGTTCCATGTAGACCTTTAGCAGGTCCGGCACGGCCAGAACACGAGTCACATCCGGAATCTGAAACGTCGCTTCCGCGTGAGTGTTCAGAACGATTTGCGCATTGCCCAGATTCGGATTTTGCGTCTGGACCGTACCGCCTTCCGCGATGTTGTTTGCCACTAACGACGGCGGAATCGGCACGTTGACCGTGTCGCCCGCATTCGCCAGAACAGGCTCGTAATCGCGATTCACCAGGTTACCCATAATCAGGTTACCCACAAGGGCGGGCAAAGCATCGGCCGCCACAAGTTTTACAATCGCGCTCGCTACGTTTGCTGAGGTAATTGCTGCCATTTATCTCCTTCTTTCTTTGTAACTACTTCTCTAGTGCCCATCTCTTGAGGTAACGCGGAGTATCTCCTGCCGCACGCGTTCCTTGTCTTCGCTGCTCATCCTGGGTGAAATCATGTCCGTGTCGACGGCGCCGCGGCCAGCGCTCTGGCGTTGTCCTGTCGTCAAACCTGTTCCGCCGGGAATTCTCGCGGGAAGAAACTCCGGGTTTTCGTGAACGAAGTTAGTGAGGTACTCCTTGATTCCAAATTCCCCGTTTTCGTTCTTGGCCATGAGGCGTCCGTCCTCAGTGCGCTGGATGTCTCCCTGGACGGCCTTGTAGGCCAGGTCGATCTTTGTCACTCCAAGTGATTGCAGCTCACTTCGAATCTTCGAACTCCGCTCGGCCTGGTCCGCAATCTCCCGGCTGCGGCTATTCTCTTCCGCCATTTGGTTGAGACGTCTTTCCAGAGCCTCGCGCTTCCTTCTCTCCTCCTGAAGCTCGGCTTTCAACGCCGGCTCCCTTCTACCCGAGTCCTGCCGCACGTATTCGGCGATCGCGCGCTGCACCAAGGCCTGCACATCCAGCTCCGGCTGCGATTTCTGGTCGTCCATATTTCCTCCTAGTTCGTTTCGGCCGGTATCGGCTTCTTGAGAGCTTCGTCTATCTCATCGACGATCTGCGATTTTATGTTCTGACGCGCGTCGCTAAGATACTTGAGCGCCACTCGCTTGTATAGCTGACCCTTCACCGTTTCCGATGGAATCTGCAGCGCGAGTACGCTGGCCGCGTCTTGAACTTCGTCCGCAAAGCTCTGGATATCGAATTCATCCATTCCGGAGACATCGATTTGAATCCCGTCCTGCCTTGCCTCCGAAATGGCCGTTAGGACCTCCTGGACGGAATCCTTCACTACGTCACCGTAAGACCGGAGAATCTCTTCGGTCACACTGAAGTCCCAGGCCTTGCTCAACCCGCTCTGGTTTGCCCCGCCTTTTCCGCCGCTTATCTCGCTATTCATATAGCAGACGCGGTAGATCTCGTCCTTGAGACTGACCAGGTTGTCGGCGGCGATCTGGTAGACATGCCCTTCCGGCTCCGTCCATCCGAACTTATCTTGAGCCCCAAGCTGAATGAAATAGGATTCACCCATGATTTGAGCGAACTCGCGGTCCGAATACACCACCGGAACCGCGAAAAGCCCCATTGTCAGAGCCCACGCCAGAGCATTTGATTTGTTGAAGTGCTCCAGTTGAAGCAGAGAAACCTTGTTCATCAACCAAAGCCCTTCGGTGACTGAAAGCTCAAAGATAGGAACCTTCTTCTGGCGCGATAGCGCATGCGGGCCAGACGCTACCAGCTCCGGCGATCCATTTCCGCCGGCGGCCGCCGTTTCGCTGGCGTAAACTTCAAAGCTTTCGCGATCGTAGTAAATCCAGCGCGTATGAGTCTTCCAGGATTCGTCTCGAACGCTCGATTGCTTGACAGTAGCGGTTCGAATTACGATCCAATCGAGAACACCGAACTCATCATAGGACCAGTTGATCACCTCATCGGCCGAGTAGTTCACCAGGTAAGCTCTCGATAGACCCGCCTCGTCTTCCTGCGCTCGGCTATAGGCCGGTCCGCCGGAGGAAGGGAAGTCTACCGCAATATAAGACTTTCCATACACCAGAGCGTCCGAAACGGCGCGCCGGAAAAACTCGAATAGCTTTGTTCCTCGCCGATTGCAGTCTTGCACGAAATGGTTGAAGAACTCCTTGCCGTCTTCATTGTCTCCGCTGAATTGGAGGACTGGCTCGCGCCGGAACAACGTCGCCGTGTACCAGTCGATAATGGAGCCGGCATAGTTCTGATAGAACACCCGCAAGAGCCGCTCAAAATAGATATCGTTCGGCTCCTTGTGCCGACGCACGAGGTAGTAAGAGGCGTTCGAATTAAACCGTTCTCCGCCCTCATACAGATCCCGGTACATGCGCCGGCTCTGACGAGTGCGCGCGTACTCGGGATGTTCCCGTGTAATGAAACCGTTGCTACCGGACCCTGTTGTCATCAGAAAATACGCACTTTCTCCGGCTCGATAGGAGCGGACCGAAATTCCTGCCACAGCAGATACCCTAGAGCGTCGGACAGGTGCGAACGCTTGGAATCCTTTTCTTTATCGGGAATCATGGAGCCCTCTTTGTAACTCAGCTCCTCAAAGTCCGCGATAAGTCCCTTGCACTTCGGATCGACGAAAAGATTAGTTTCTCCATCCATATTCAACAGCTTCGCATTCAGCAACGAGACCCGGTCGCGAATCAACGGATTCTTCTGCGGTACCCGTTGTACCGGTGTTAGTCCAAAACGGCTTTTGAAGAACTTCTGGATAATTTCATAATCCGACGAGCCGGTCGAATGGCTATTGCTTCCGGAAGCATCCCCATAGATCCGGATGTTGCGCAAGTATTGTTTATAGAGTCCGGAGAACTCTTCGCACGCTTGTTCGGTTGTTGCGTCGGCTAACTCAATTTCATTGAGAACCAGCGCTTTGCCGCCGTCAATTTGGGCGATGATCGAACACATTGGATTCACGTTGAAATCCAGCGCCCAGAGGAGCGGCTTTCCCGCGTCTATCTCGCACGGTCGCAGGTGCGTCGAGCGCAGGAAGTTCCGGTAGACCTTCCCGCCGCTTTGATTGATGTATTCGCCAAGCACTTCCTGCTCGAAGAAGAGCGGGTCATAGGTTTTTCTCAGCCTTTCGTAAAAATCGGGCACAGCCTCCAGTAAATGAGTATTCTCAAAGGGCTTCGCCCGGATGACTTCATAAGAGCCGCTCTGATCCTGGATGAACCGCCGGTAGACCCAATCGAACCCCTTGGGGGTCCATGCCGCGAACCCACAGAGATGAGGGGCCCGGCGATCTCGCAGGCGCCCCTCCAGGCGCAGCCAGGCTGCCTCATGAGTGTAGGAGAGCTCGTCTACACCGAACCATGCCAGGTTCGTCCCTCTGAGATGCTCATATTCATCGAGCGATCGAAGAAGAATGGTCGATCGCGATTCCTGCAGTTGCACAGCCCCCTCGGACTTGTTGAAGCTGAAACACAGGCCCGCTTGTTCCAGGGTTTCAAAGAGCGGCTTCTGAGTTGCATCGCGAAGCATTTGGAAAGTGGGAGCGCCGAGGAGCCCGGTCCGGCCGGGATTCTTCATGCACAGCTTGATCGCCTGTTGCACCAGCGCCTGACTCTTCCCAGATCCGATCGGTCCCGAAAAGCCTTTGAACCGGGATTCGGAGTCGTGAAACTTCTGCTGCGACTCCAGACGTTTGTAAGGTATATCCCGGTACGCGATGATCGGATCTTTTACTGTGGATCTATCCATCTCACCTCGACAACGTCCACAGGTCGCACCTGCGCGATCTCTCGCTGGAATTGCAGCAGGCGGATCAACTCGGCAATCGATATCTTCGCCGTTTGGTCGCTCGCCTCACTCAGGAATCGGTCGATTAGTTTGCTCACTAACGTCTCCTGCTTTTCAAAGATGTCTGCTTGCCATATTTCCTCTGACCTGTCCTCTGGCTTAAGCGGCACTTCAGTTTTCCTGGAATCCAT